TTTTTCCTGGCACTTACCGAGACGCTTAAGCTCGGGTGGGCATTTACTTCTGGTCTGCACCATTCTTGTTAAATTAAGTAAATATTTTTTTGTAGTCTCACATTAGATATGTCTGGAGGCGCCGGGGCAAAAATTTGTCTGAACGCGATTGGCATGCAGGATGAAGACCTTCTGTCCAAGAAACCAGAGGATGGGATGTTTTTCTACGAGAGCCAGAGGCATTCAAACTTTTCAAAGTATCACCGGAGTACCAAAGTAAAGTCACCGGGAAGCAAAGACTCGTGGCCTTTCGGAGAGACGATCAAGGTCGAGTTCAGACCTCAAGACAGGGGAGACCTCTTGAGCAACATGTGGCTCAGCATCACGCTTCCGGGTCTCACCGGAGGGAAGAACTACACAGACCAAATCGGGAGACACATCGTGAAGAAAGCGACGATGAGAATCGACGAGACCGTCTTGGAAGAATTTCACGCGGACTGGGGAATCCTCAACGACGAGTTGTACCTCGAGACGTCTGAAAAAGTCGCGAACAGGTTCCTCGTCAACCGGTCCCTCGCCTTCGATTCCACGGAACTGAACGAGAACGACGTGATCAGCGCCTACGAGTCAGAAATCCTCATCCCCATCAACTTTTTCTTCAGCAGGAAATACGCCGCGGACGAGTACAGTGGGAACAACCCGAACCGCCCGTACTTTCCCCTGTGTGCGTGCTTCAAACAAAAGATTGTCTTCGAGTTTGAGTTTTTCAAACAACAATTCTTCTGTGACGCCGAAAGCCAAACGGTGGGGTTACCGGAGTTCCACATCATCACCGAGGAGATCACCTTGACGAACGAAGAGCGATTGTACCTGACCAAACAGAAACAAGTGTTCATCACGGACATCGTCCGGAAACATCCGGTGACGGAAACGATCCCCGGTGACGTCACGGTGACCCAACAACTCGTCCCAAACATTCCGGTGAAAGCGGTGCACTGGTTCTTCCGAGACAAGAGGTTCGAACAGGAGGAGATAATCAAGGAGGTGGGGGAGACGGACGAAGGCAAATTTTTCTGCCACAACCGGTACAACTTTTCGAGTGCAGACGACTTCGACGAGTTGAACACCTTCTTCGTGCCGGTGATGAAGGACGCGAGCTTTTACATCAAAGGCAACCGGTTGCCGAACACGACGTCCACGGACCACACTTTCTTCAAATACTTGGTGCCGTTCCAAAAGAAACTGTCCCGTCCCACTCGAAACATTTACACGATGAGTTTCTCGATGAATCCGCTCGTGGTGGAACCATCGGGAAGCCTTGATTTTTCGCGACTTCAGGGGAACAAAACAACCTTGGAGTGCACGCTGGAGAGTGGACTCACGGAGACGTACTCTTTGAACATATATTACACGGGGTATGTGGTCATGGTGATCGAAAACGGTCTACTGAGAATGTCCACGCAGGACATCTCGGAGGTGACGGCGGATCCGGACGCACCCATGACGGAGGAAGAAGCCTTGTCCCTCATCGCCGAACCCGACCCGGGTCCCACGAAACTGCGGGAGCCGAATTACGTAGACGACTTATTGAACAAGACGAAGCGATTGTTCTCCATGTAATCTAAAATTTTGTTTCGTATCACCCAACGTATGAAGTTCAACTGCGCTAAAGTGGTTTGAATCTCCATCTCCGTTCCCGGAATTTTGTACGTGATCTTCGACGACCGACAGAATGGATCGAAGAACCTTTTCGAGAAACCGTTGAGGGTATTTTTGTATGCGCAGTGCACGGTGAAGATCTTTCCGTCTTGGGTCTCGTAGTGTGTCAAGTTCTTCTTCGCGTAGTTCGTGATGAACCACTCGATCGACCGGAGGCTCGGGCTGCCGTTCTTTTTGTTCAACACGTTCACCAAGGCGTCACGGTTCGTGGGCTCGTTGTAAAACTGGTTGATGGATGCAAAAAGTAAATCTGATTTCGTTGACATTTTCGGTTAACCTAGTATATCATCTAAATCTTTATACCCGTCTCGGGTGTCCTTCTCGCACGCGGGACACCCGGGGACGTAACCTAAACACATGTCGTGATTGTGATCTTCGGAATAATTTCTCTGCATGAACGGCACCGGTCGAGACTGTTCCCTCTGGTACAAGTGTAGCTTGCAGTACCCGTCGAACTGCCCCGTTCGCGTGCACACGGCACCCATCTGTGTGATCCCCTTACACTTGGACTCCCCGGAGAGGGTTCGCACGTCCGGAATCATCGCCATGACGTCCATCTTGTTCAGACCGTACGCTCGGCACACCCTCTCCGCGAATTCCACACACGCCCCACGCACCCGGTTCTGGACCTCGTCCTCGAAAACATCAATCAATTTTTTCGGTATTTGAGGATCCATTAGACTTACTTATTGTTGTTTCGTAATTTTTAAATATGGAATCCAGGGTGGTCTGTTTTTCCTTGGATTTACGAACCGGTTTCGCCCTCGGGGGTTTGTACTGGGAGATGATCTCACCGAAGATTTCCTCCTTGGCGTCGTTCACGAGGGGCTCCAAGAGGTCGGACACCGGTTTCAAGAACTTGTTCAGGAAATAGTAGTGGTAGTCCACCGGAATTTTATTTTCCAAGACGTACTTTGGATCTTCCGCCTTTTCGAACGCCTTCGCCCGGTGACCGGCTTCCGTCTTCGTGAGGAGGTAGGGCACCCGGTCACCACTCTGTGGGGCGCTTCCGGGTTTTCTCTCTTCCATCTTTAAGTGCACCTGAACGTGGGACATGTTGTGGGACTTGTAATTTTCTAGATCACCCAACTGTTGGGATAAAATTAACTTTTCGTGGGGCACGTCTCCGGTGAGAAGTTCCAGAGCCCTCTCCCGAGCGAGTTCGATCGCCGGTTTGGTGTCGTTCGATTCCAAGATGAGATCCAAAAGTTCTTTGCACACCTCCCGGACGTGTGGGGTGTTGTCCCGGCGCACCAGACTCAAACCTTTCACGTCGATGTAATCCATGTGCATCTCCCCATCCTTCCCTTTCGTCCACAGTTTCGCGGCGTACCTCTTCTTACTGTAGAGAATGTATGGGTAGTACGTTTTCTCGAGTTCCAAGTCGTTCGGTTTTTTGAAAAGTTTCGTGCACTCCTCCGCCGCGCGCTCTCCGAGATCCCAACTGTACTTGATGGCGTCCATCCCGGTGCGCCCCTCGCAGTCAAACTCGACCATCACGGAGTCCGTATCTCCGTACCTCACGATCGCGCCTGGAAAGTGCTTCTCGACGTACGTCTTCGTCTCTTCGATCATGCTCCGACCCTTCGCGGTCGTCGTCGACGCGATCTCCGAACACGGAAGCATCCCCGATTTCACCCCGGTGAAACCGTACATGCTGTTCATGCTTATCTTGTACGCCAACTGCTTGCCGTTGTAGATCTCTTTCATGAATCCGGTAGCACTCGCCATGTCCTTCTTCGCTTTTTTACGGAAAGCCTTGAGTTCGTTCAAGATCGAAGGAAGGAGGGATGGCACGTCTTGGGCAAACTTGTACGTCTCCCCACCCACCTCGAACTCCTCGTAGGTGATGCCGGGGATGTTCCCGTACTTTGGATCTTTGACGAGTGTGGAGTAACACAGATTGTGTGCCATCATGATGCTCGGATACAAGGAGGCGAAATCCAACGCGGTGATGGGAGAGTAGTACGCACCCTTCTGGGCATCCAACACGGTCGCACCCACGTACCCCTCCGGAATTTTTATCTGTTCCTTCCCAAAGTACACCTTCTCCGTTTTGTAGTCCTTGTAAATCGTGGGCACCATGAACCCCAACTCCTTCGCCTTCTTCGCCAACTGGGAGAAAACTTTTATTTGTTGTCCCCGGGTGACGAGGAAATCCAATGGCACCCACGTGGCGTTCGCCATCTCCAACAGGTTGAGAAGGGTGCACAGACGCTTGAGCAACCGGTGGGGAAGGAGGGTGTCCTTGATGCAGTACCGCGCCACCTCCATGAGCTTGTGTGGGTCACCTTCCCGGTAACGCGCAAACATCTCCTTCGGGGACATGTCGATCTTTTCGTCCCCCAAGTACAACTTACTCACGCTGTTCAGGGAATAACTGTCCAACTTGTATCCTTTCTTCACCTCCTGGAAGAGATCGAAGACAAATCTTCCGGGCATGGGTAAAAGCAAAAGTTTGTTGTCCCCGAGGGCGCTCGAGGAGAGAATCTTTTCTTGCAAACTGGACATGACCCCTTTGAGGCGACCGAGGAACATGAACTTTCTCGCCCCGGTGTGCACCGCTCTCCGGTAGAGATACTGGAGATCGAAACCGAAAATGTTCCACCCGGTGATGATGTCTACGTTGTGCTCGTGGACGTACGCCGTGAACGCCTCCAACATCTCCTTCTCCGTGGGGTACCACACGATGTCACCGGAGTCCGGGTCGGGGTCGGTCTCCTTGTAACACAGACACGTCTTCCGGTAAGGCTCCTCGCTCCCCAGGTGACACAGGGTGATGGCGATCTGAAAACAGGCGTCGTCCGGAACCCTCGGGGACGGGAACTTTCCAGTGGACGAGTTGCACTCGATGTCCACGGAGGCGACGACGAACGGGGCGACGTCGTCCTTGTCTACCGGGGTCAGCGACGACCAGTCGTTGCAAAACAGATCGACGTCCACATCCGCGCGGTGGGCTCGCACGCAGTGGTCGCCGGTGTTGAGCCACCCAGCGGATTTGATCCCGGTGTCGTGCATGAAACGCAGGAGAGGATCGAGGTTCGCCTCGTACACCTTGAACATCGTCGGTCCTCGGCTCATGTACACCGGTCTTCGGAAAAAATAATCCAACCTCTTTTTGGATTCTAAATTTTTAAATTCCAATCTCACGAAATTATTTTCCTCGTTATTTTGAAATCCCCAAAGACATTTTCTCTTCACCGTCTCGTGACTGACCACGTACCCCGGGTACTTCTTCTCGATGATCTGAAACAACTCCGTCTTCGTCGACGAGAAATTATCAGGAAGACGAATGAAAAAGTAAGGATTGTAGGACGTCGTCACGCACACCGACCGCCCGTCCCCGGTTTTACCGATGATGGAGATAAAGTAACCGTATCCGTCTTCATCATCTTTTGCCTCCCAGGTGAGGGCTTGGAAATCAATCCCCATGTCGAAACTACGCTTAAAATTTTTATGTCAGTATAGTAATAATTATGAGTGGAGCATTGATCGAACTCGTGAGCCGGGGCGTGGCTGACACGCACCTCACGGGTCAACCCGAGATCTCGTTCTGGAGACAAAACTTCAAGCGACACACGCCGTTCAGTATGAAGCCAGAGCGTCTCGACTATATCGGAACCTTCGCCGCGAACAACGAAATCACGATCCCGATCGTGAGCAAGGGGGACCTCCTCTCCTACGTGTGGATCGAAGCGCCTGGTATCGCCACAGCGGACACCGCGTCTTCCCCGAGCGCCACCGGATTGCACGGGTCCACAGCGGCGAACCCGACCGAGTTCAGCCTCTGGATCGGTGGTCAACAAGTCTGCGTCCTCGACACGCTCTTTATCCAAGGCGTGCACAACGTGTTGTACAACACAGACCAGGCGAAGGCTTCCGGTGCCGTGACGACTTCTGCCGTTAAAAATAACTCCATCGGGGCGTACAGCGCGACCACCGGGGACCACTATTTCATCCCGTTCTTTTTCGGAAACGGTGATTTGACTCGCGCCCTTCCATTGGTGGCTATGCAGTACCACTCCGTGGAAATTAAAATCAAGTGCCGAGATGGATTCACCCCGGTGACCACCCCGAAAGTGTACGGTCAATTCATCTTCCTCGACTCAGCCGAGAGACAGTTCTTCACCGAAAACGAACACCAACTCCTCATCACGCAGACCCAGTACCAACTCGCCGAGAGCACGGACACGGAGTTCGACCTCACCTACTTCAACCACCCGTGCCGCGCCTTCCACTTGGTGAACGGCAAGAGCACGGACTCCAACTGGGCGACCGAGTACAACTTCGACAAGGCGACCCTCTACGTCAACGGCGTCGCGCACACGGAGAACATGTCCAACGTCTACCACCACACCATCGTGCCTCAAATGCACTGCAGCGTGCTCCCGGATAACGAACTCGACAACGTCCCGGTGTACACCTGGTCGTTCGCCGCCAAGTTGAACTCGGCGCAACCGTCCGGAAGCATCAACGCCTCCAGGATCGACACGATGAAGATCAACGTCACGTCCCCGACCGGTGGCAACTCCCTCCACAGGATGTACGCGGTGAACTGGAACGTCCTCAAGGTCTCGAAGGGTCTCGCCGGTGTCATGTATGGCAACTAAACACGTATTGAATAACAAAATATCACAATTTATGAACCATAGTTGGAAAAGTGTTTCATAAATTGATATCTATGGGTGGTGCGTCGAGTATCTCAATCTCAATCTTACCAGTGTCAGTCGTGACTCTCGGTGGGATGACCACCACTCGACACACATTCGCGCTGATAGTGTTCTGTGGGGGGACTATGATCGGTTTACACAACAAAGCGATGTTCATATATATTAATACTCCTCAATTTTAATACGTTCGAGCAACAACGTGTTTAGTTCTCTAAGACTTTTCAACTTTGTATGTAATGAAAGAATCTCATTGTCCCTGGCAGTCAGTTGTATCTTAAGCTCCCGCAGTTCCTTCGTGCTCTCCCAACTCTGATGCGCCTTCGTCTTCTTGTGTTGTTTCAGTGACGCCATCGATGGGTACTGTTTTTTGTTACATTCGCACGTGTATACGACGTGACATTCCATTAATCAAAAATGACTTACAATTTTTTAAGTGAATTAGTTGGAGAGTCTCCGGATTTGGGCATCACGGTTGTAAGACGAGCGCACGGAAGGGATACCCAGGTTTCTCTGTTTGACGCGCTGGCGGAGCTGGCGGGCAAACATGAGTCGCTTCACACGCTCTCTCGCCGCGGTGAGTTTCTTTTGAAGTTGTCTGTTCTTCTTCTTCAGGGCGTCATTCTTGTTCTTGAGCATCTTGAGGCTCGTGAGAGCCTGAGATTCTTTCCGGCTGAGGGCGTTTTGTCTACGAAGGCTCGGCATTTATTTAAAGTATACATGGAATTTTATTTTACGAACGGAACATCGAAACTAATCCTACAATCGCGAGCAAACAACAACATGATGAAGACGCGGAACTGATGATACCTGCTGGATTCGACGAACCGGTGTCATGTAGAACATTTT